CACGCATTTAATTTAGGTTACAACGTTCTTCAAATATTCTTTGAAGACAACCCAAAAATTATCCAAAGAAAACACTTCACACTTTGGACAGGAATTGCTCCTGATGAACTTTCATTCCACAAAGATGTTGTTATGGAAAAAGTTAGAGATATTAAAGAAAATACAACAAACAGGTTGATTTTAAAGAAATATGCTTCTGATACCTTAACAATGAGTCAAATCAAAAATCAAATTAGAAAGATGATTGCGGAAGGAACAAAAATTGATATGATTAGTTTAGATTATATTGATTGTGTTGTTCCTGACAAAAACTTAGGGGATGAATGGAAAAGTGAAGGTTCCGTGATGAGAGGATTTGAATCAATGTGTCACGAATTGGACGTAGCAGGATGGACTGCAACTCAAGGAAATAGAAGTTCAATATCATCAGATGTTGTTACTACTGACCAAATGGGTGGTTCAATTAAAAAGGCACAAGTAGGACACGTTATCATAACAGTTGCAAAGAGTTTACAACAAAAAGAAATGAAACTCGCAACAATAGCTATTACCAAATCAAGAATTGGACGAGATGGTGTCGTGTTTGAAAATTGTAAATTTGACAATGAACTCATGGAAATTGATACAGAAAGTTCAGTAACTTTCTTGGGTCTTGAAGAACAAAAAGAAGAACGAAATAGGAACAGAGTCAATGAACTATTGGCAAAAAGAAAACAACAACAAACAATTAATTAAAATTTAAACAAGAAGAAAACAAAAAAATGGACGCATCACAAAAGATATTGTCAGACCTCACGGTGTATATGAAATACGCTAAATTCTTACCTGATGTAAACAGGAGGGAAACGTGGGAAGAGTTAGTAACAAGAAACATGAACATGCACATCAAAAAATACCCACAACTAGCTGGTGAAATTTTGGAAGTGTACAAATATGTTTATGATAAAAAAGTTTTACCATCAATGCGCTCAATGCAGTTTGGTGGTAAACCAATTGAAATTTCACCAAACAGAATTTACAACTGTGCTTATTTACCGATTGACCACTTAGATGCATTTGCTGAAAGTATGTTCTTATTGTTAGGTGGAACAGGTGTTGGATATTCAGTTCAAAAACATCACGTAGAAAAACTACCTGAAATTAGAAAACCTAATACAAATAGAACAAGAAGATTCTTAGTTGGAGATTCAATTGAAGGTTGGGCTGACGCAATCAAAGTATTAATGAAATCTTACTTTGGTGAAAATTTGTCAACACCTGAATTTGATTTTTCAGATATTAGACCAAAAGGAGCACAACTTGTAACATCAGGTGGTAAAGCACCTGGACCACAACCTTTGAAAGATTGTATTCACAAATTAAAAGGTATGTTGGACGCAAAAGAAGATGGTCAAAAATTATCATCAATTGAAGTTCACGATATGGTATGTCACATTGCAGACGCAGTTCTTGCTGGTGGTATTCGTAGAGCGGCTTTGATTTCTTTATTCAGTGCTGATGACCAAGAGATGATTTCTTGTAAGTCAGGTACATGGTGGGAAACAAACCCACAAAGAGGTAGAGCTAACAATTCAGCGGCTTTGGTTAGACACAAAATTACAAAAGAATTTTTCTTAGATTTGTGGAAACGTGTTGAAGCATCAGGAGCTGGTGAACCTGGTATCTATTTTACAAATGATAAAGATTGGGGAACTAATCCATGTTGTGAAATCGCATTGAGACCAAACCAATTCTGTAACTTATGTGAGGTAAATGTTTCTGACATTGAATCACAAGAAGATTTGAACAACCGTGTTAAAGCGGCAACTTTCATCGGAACACTTCAAGCTGGTTATACCGACTTCCATTACTTGAGAGATGTATGGAAACGTACAACTGAAAAAGATGCGTTGATTGGAGTATCAATGACAGGTATCGGTTCAGGTGTTGTATTGGGTTATAACATGAAAGAAGCTGCTAAACTTGTTAAAGAAGAAAACGCAAGAGTTGCTGACTTGATTGGTATCAACAAATCAGCTCGTACAACTACTGTAAAACCAGCAGGAACCACATCTTTGACATTGGGAACATCTTCAGGTATCCACGCATGGCACAACGACTATTATGTTCGCAGAGTTCGTGTAGGTAAGAATGAATCTATTTACCAATACTTGGCGATGAATCACCCTGAGTTGGTTGAAGATGAATATTTCCGTCCACATGACACGGCAGTTATTTCAGTTCCACAAAAAGCACCCGAAGGAGCAATTTTAAGAACAGAGTCACCTTTCCAATTGTTGGACCGTGTTAAGAAAATCACACAAGAGTGGGTTAAACCTGGTCACAGAACTGGTTCAAACAGTCACAACGTATCCGCAACAATCAGTTTAAAACCTGAAGATTGGGAATTGGCAGGTGAATGGATGTGGAATAACAGAGATTTCTATAATGGATTATCGGTATTACCCTATAATGGGGGTAGTTATATTCAAGCACCTTTTGAAGATTGTACCAAAGAAGAATACGAAAGATTATTTTCTAAATTACAGTCAATTGACTTATCAAAAGTTATTGAATTACAAGATGATACATCACTTTCAGATTCTGTCGCTTGCGGCGGGGGAGCGTGTGAAATTGTTTAATCAAAATAAAACTATTAATAATTTGGAAGGGGGAAGTCAAAAACTTCTCCCTTCTGATTTTTATATTGAAAATGGAATTTATGTGTTCACAAAAGAGTTTCATTTAAGAAGGGGTAGTTGTTGTGGTAATGGTTGTAGACATTGTCCTTTTTTTCCTGCTCACAAAAAAGGGAATACAACTATATTTATAGACAATGGCTAATGGTGTAACTTATGGTATTAATTTTCCTTTTAATGATTCGTTAAAGGGGGATTACCTTTCTTTGTCTCAAAATCCTGACCAAGAAATAAGAAGTAATTTAATTCATTTGATTTTAACCCGAAAAGGTAGTAGATATTATTTACCTGATTTCGGTACTAAAATTTATGAATTTATTTTTGAACCATTAGATGGTGTCACGTTTGAGTCAATTAAAGATGATATCAGAGATAATGTTAGTAAGTATATTCCTAATTTAATTATTAATGATATTATTGTTTTACCATATGATGAGTACGAATCAGTTGGTACTTTAAACACGGAAAATTTAGGAAATGGTGTTTATAGAGTTGCCGGTAGAAACACTTCAGAGTACACGGCTAAAATGAGAATTGATTATACAATTAGCGATAACGCATTTCAAACAAAAGATTTTGTAATTATAAATATTTAACATAAATGGCTGAGAAAAGAATATCCTATACCGTCCGAGATTTCGCGGCTATAAGACAAGAACTTATTGATTATACTAGACAGTATTATCCTGAATTAATTGACAATTTTAATGACGCATCAATTTTTTCAGTATTGATGGATTTAAACGCTGCCGTAACCGATAACTTACATTATCATATTGACAGAAGCATTCAAGAGACGGTTCTTGAATTTGCCAAACAAAGAAGTTCAATTTATAACATTGCAAGGACTTATGGTTTGAAAATACCTGGTAATAGACCATCAATAGCAGTTTGTGACATTAGTATTAATGTACCTGTATTTGGTGATAGACCAAACCCTGAATATATGGGTGTACTAAAAGCGGGTTCACAATTTGTTGGTGCGGGACAAACATTTGAAAATCCAAATGATATTGATTTCTCTTCAGCATTTAGTTCATCAGGAATTAAAAACCAAAAAGTAATACCAATTTTAGATGCGTCAAACAACGTCCAAAGTTATAATATCGTAAAAAGAGAAGTAGTTGTTAATGGTATTACAAAAGTATTCAAGAAAGTTATCACATCGGCAGATGCAACACCATTTTTAAGTTTGTATTTACCCGAAAGAAATGTTGTTAACGTTTTATCAATTATACAAAAAGACGGTATAACCTATAATAACGTTCCATCATACCAAGAATTTTTAAGTCCTGATGGTAAATGGTATGAAGTTCCAGCTTTAGCCGAAGACACTGTTTTTATTCCTGACCCAGGAAAAACAACTGACCAATCAAATATTAAGGTCGGAAAATATATTAGAACTAGCAATAAATTTATTACTGAGTTTACACCTGAAAACTTTTTAAAGTTAACATTTGGTGGTGGTAATACATCCGCTGATGACCAATTGGCTGCTTTTGCACAAACAGGTGTATCACTAAGAATTAATGACTATCAAAATAATTTAAGTTTGGGTTATATCCCAACACCTAATACCACTTTATTTATTCAATATAGAGTTGGTGGTGGACTTGAAAGTAATGTTGGTGTCAATGTTATCAATACTGTTGGTAATGTATTGTTTGATGTTAATGAAGCGTCTGTTGAAATCGCGAACGCTGTTAGAAACTCAATTCAATGTACCAACGTAACTGCTGCTATTGGCGGAGCAAATCCACCATCGGTTGAAGAAGTAAGAAATTTGGTTACTTTTAATTTTTCATCACAAAACAGAGCGGTAACAATTGGTGACTATTATTCTTTAATACAAAAAATGCCAGGACAATTCGGAATACCAGCTAAAGTAGGTATTATAGAAAATAATAACAAAATAAATGTTGTATTATTAACACAGGATACTAATGGTAAAATGACACAAAATGTACCAACAGTATTAAAAGATAATGTTGCAACTTATTTATCAAATTACCGAATGATGAATGACTATGTTAGTGTTACAACTGGTAAAGTTATTGATTTAGCATTTGAAATTTATATTTCTATTGCAAAAAATACAAACCAAAACTCAATCATTTCTGATGTTATTACAAAAGTTAATGATTATATGATACCACAAGCAAGAGAATTTGGTCAAAATGTTTTAATATCTGAAATCAAAAGTATAGTTCAAAATATTGAGGGTGTTGTTAATATATCTGATGTTAAGGTGTTTGGAAGAGTAGGTGGTAAGTACTCATCGTCACAAACAGCACAAAAATACGAAGATTCAACTACAAAAGAAATTAAGTTAATTGACGATATTATCTACGCAGAACCAACAGAATTTTATCAAATCAGATATTCTAATACGGATATCGGTGTCCGTGTGAAACAATAACCTTCACAAGGAAATTACTTCAACTATTTTTGTAAAATAAGAGATTAACTATTTATGAGAAAGAACAATTATGCCTAAAACTTATAGGATACGAACATCAGTAGGAAATAGTACACAATCTGACAAAACCATCAAAGTACAAGTTGACCAAGATTTTGACTTCTTGGAAATTCTTTCTTTGAAACTTACACAATCTGATGTGTATAGAAGTTTTTGTTCTGACTACGGTGTTGTTGTTGGTCGTGTAATTGCCAACGGTGGATACGGTGTACCAAACGCAAAAGTATCGGTGTTTGTACCAATTGACGCTGTTGACCAAAATGACCCTGTAATATCTGCGTTATATCCTTATAAGAATGTTACAGATAAAAATGAAGATGGTTATAGATATAACTTACTACCATATACACCTTCGTATGAAGGACACGCAGCCACAGGTACTTTCCCAACAAGAGATGACGTTTTAACAAGAACAGAGGTATTACAAATATATGAAAAATATTACAAGTACACTGTAAAGACAAACGAATCAGGTGACTACATGATTGTTGGTGTTCCTTTAGGAAATCAACAAGTAATGTTGGATTTGGATTTATCTGACATGGGTTGTTTCTCATTGAGACCAACAGATTTAATTAGAATGAATCTTGGTAACCCAAAACAGTTTGACGGTAACCAATTTAAAAGTTCAGTTGATTTATCATCATTACCACAGATTGTTAACCAAAGAAGAAGTATTTCAGTTTCTTCATTTTGGGGAACAGGAGATGTTTGTGATGTTGGAATTACAAGAGTTGATTTTGATTTAAGAGATTCAAATATCACGATTGAGCCTACGGCAACTTTTATGGGTTCAATCATGACATCAAATGACTCTGTGATGATAAAGAACAACTGTAAACCAAGTTCAGAACAAGGTGACTTGTGTGGTATGGTTGCAGGACCTGGTAGAATTTTAGCCGTAAGACAAACAATAAATACCAATCTTAATGGTGACCCAATATTAGAACAATATCAATTAGAACAAGGTGGTAAAGTAATTGATGAAAATGGTGCCTTTGTTGTTGATGTACCAATGAACTTGGATTATGTAACAACAAATGAATTTGGTGAATTAATATTTTCAAATAGCTCAAGTGTTGGTATTCCAACAAAGGGTAAGTATAGATTTAAAGTTAAAACAAATGAAGGCGAAAAAGAAGTTGGGGCAATACAAACATCAAGTAGTATTATTGGTCCAAACTTATTAAATCTTTCTGTTTTTAATCCAAAAGGTAGTTTATTACGTGGAAACTTTTTGGTACCAAATGTTAAAGAATATGGGTGGGATGGTGGAACTGACCCATCAACGCTAAGTGATGAGACTACAACATTTTCACCAATATTTGGTGATAACACTAAATTAATTGAAACAAAAACTTTTACATCATCTGATTTTGGTTCAGGTGGAAGAGCGTTATTAATCAGTTCAGTTTTGGGTGAATATAAAAGTATATCTTATAAAATTAATAATGTTGTTGACAATTCAAAATGGGTTGATTTACCAAATGGAAATGAAACATTAGAGATTACGATTGAAAAGAAAACAACAACAGATGTTGTAAATGGTAAAGTAATTGAAACACCACAAACTGTAACACTTAATTTTAACAATTACAATTATAATTTTTCTTTATTTCAAAGGTCATACGCCTTTTCATTAGATTGGGATGATTATCCAAACAAAACCGAAGCAATAAGTTGTCAAGATTTTTTCTATGAATTAAATTATAACAAAGTTTATACAACCGCACAATTAATTGATGAGTATAGAAAGGGTACCAATAGAAGTAGATTCTTATCTATTAAAGAAATATTGGACCGAAGCTGTGATTCGGAAGTAAACAAGTTTCCAATTAATGACGGAGTTAGAAATTTTGATTTATTATATTTAATCATTTCAATACTGATGTTAATTGTTGGTATCACTGGTTCAATATTAACAATTGTTTATTCAATTGTTAAATTCTTATGGAATAATTTTGCGGTCTACATTGCTGCGTTTTTCATCACCTATTCAATTTATAGGGTTGCGTCATCAGGATTTGTCATTGCGGGATTACTTAACCTGGGAGGACCAGTGGTAGGTGCTATTATAAGAGAGGTGTTAGAAGCTGCGGTATGGTTGGCGGTTGGTGCGTTAACAACGGTATTCTTTAAACAAATTACAAGTTTCAAATTTTCACCTTTTAGATTACCAATGATTACTTATCCCGATTGCTCAACGTGTGATTGTGATTCTTTTGATTTTGGGGACTCACCAACATCTGGTGCATTTAATACAAGTATTTTAGCAAACATAAACCAACCATCATATTTTGCACCATACGACCCCAACAATACTGATGGTTATGTTAACGCAATAAAAAATTCAGGATATGGACAAGTAGTTGCGGGTAGAGATGATATTAACACAGGGCCAAGCGCAAGAGAAGCAAGATACACCTATAGATACAATGAGTTTTGGGTTGCTGATGCTAATAATTCTGGAAATGGATATGGATTACCTTTACCTGAAAGGGTAAACTTATATAATACAAAAGGTCACTACTTTAAAAATTTAAACGGTACAAACCGAATTAAAGTTTATCCTAACTATTTAGGTAATGTTTTACCAACGCCAATACCAACATCAACACCATCATACGCTTATTATGAAGACCAACCTTTGGTTGTTTTATGTGATAGTGGTACTTTAGTAAGTTATACAGCGGGAACTTTAGTTACATTTTCATCACCATCAAAAGATACGGATATTAATGTAACTGGTGTAACCAAAACTAAAAATGACTTAGGTACTTTTGGGGTAACTGGAACAACTAATTTACCAACATCTGCGTTTACAACCAATATAACATATGCTAATCCTGATGGACCTGGTAATATTTCGGCAAATTTTATAGTTAAACAAGATTTATATAAAACCATTAGTACTAAAATTACAAATCCAAATGATGATGGTTTTAAAACCATTAGTAATGGAACATCATATACTTTAGGCGATGTAAATGGTGGAACATTTACTGTTGGTACAAATTTGTCTTATTTTGTTGGACAAAAAATCACAATTCGTTATAATAGTAC